TGTGCAGACCATCTTTCACCAGTATCAGAGGCACCATCATATCTTTGAGGCACTACACCTGCATGAAAACAATGTAATCTATTATTAAAGTTTACAAACTGCCAGTCACCTGTTGAATTAGTTACTGTTCTTTTAATATTAGCACCAGAAGCAAACGCAGCATTAGGTGCAGTAAAATCTACTGTGTAAATAGATGTTCCAAAACTAGCAAATATTTTATTAGTTCCATCAGATTCTTTATGTTCTACCATTGATCCAATAGCTGTGCCAGTAGGAACAACTTTTTGTTTAAATCCTTTTCTAAAAGATATTCTTCCAGACTCTCTAAGAACTATATTATCGGCTGAAACCAAATAAGAAGTATCTAAAGCATTAGGATTACTTTGAGTATTTAATCCATTAACACCAAAATTAGGTAAAGGTTGATATGTTAAAGGCTTAGACATGAGATTCTACATACCAATCTGTTTCATATTGAGTGTTACCACTATCTAACATAATAGCTTGTTTAAGAGCTTCATTTGCCTCGCCTGCTGTTAAACTTGATTGTGTTCCGCCATCTTCACCTCGCTCTGCAATGGCTCTAGCCCATGCTCCAAGTATAACTGGTTGAGCAGGAACTTTTAATACAGTGGCTGCATTTGTTAAATTATCTTGGTATTTTACAATATCAAAAGATATAGTGTGTACAGCCGTAGGAACTGGTGATAAATCTATTTTTAAATTATTAGAAGTATCACTACCATTAAAACCATAGTACAGAGGCTCACCAGCATCGTCTGTAGGGTACTTAACTGTGTTTATATACAATTTGCTTACTTGTTTTAAATGTTGCCCTGTATCGTTGTTTATAGAGTCTATAATTTTAATTTCTTGACCAGAAGATAAATTATAATTTTTAGTTCCAGAAACAGTATCTATATCTTTAGTTTCTCTTAAATTTAACCAATCATGTCTTTCTTCAACATGGCGTTTAGCATCGTTAACTAAAGATCCTATAACTTTATGATAAGCTGATATTGTACTAGCATCATTTATAGCACCAGACCAATCACCAGAAATAGTATCTTCTCTAAGTCTTATTAATACTTGATTAATTAATTCTCTATATGTCATTAGCTATCCTTTAATTATTGTTCCCCAAACAGAGGCTTTACCTTTTACTATATCTACAACTTCTACTTGAAAATTACCATTATCAAAAAAAGTTACAATTCCAAAAGCATGATTCCAGTTATGTAATCTACCTTTAAGCCAAGTGTTGTTTTCTGCCGACATATCTTTTAAACAACCCATAGCCCATGAACTTATGTTTCCATCTAACAATCTAGTAGCAGAGTGTCGTGCCACGTCATGTACATGGCCGTACATTAAATTTGTTCCGTAAGCATCTAAATGTTTCTTAGCATGATTGCCACCTGTATAAGCACCATGTACAAAAGATAACTTTCCAATAGTTAATACTTCATTGTACTTACGATACTCATAACCTCTCTCATCCCACTTACAAGCGTTTCTAAATGTATACTTATCTAGATATGGATTTTCTTCTACAAAAGAATCTAACCATTCATCGTGATTTCCAGCCAATATATGCCTAGTAGTACACTTTACTTTATCTAACGCTTTGTCAAATCGATCTATCTGTTTGTTAACTTCTTCAATTTCTTTATCTATTTCTGGAAGTTGGTATTCTAATGGTGGTCTTTTTCTGCGTTTGTACTTGTGTCCAGATACAGACTCCCATTCTCCAACATCACCCAGATTAATAAATATGTCTGGTTTAATAAAATCTATTGCTTCTAATACAACTTTGACCGCTTTTTCATCGTGTACAGGAAAATGCTGATCGGGTATAACAATCGCCCTTTTCATTTTTACCTACCTTTTGCTAGTTGTGCTCCAAAGTAGAATTCAATTATCATTGTTGCCCATTTAAATATTTCATCAAATTTCAACATCCCTTCTACAGTCACATATTCTACCACATCTGGTGTTATTTGAAACCCTAATATACTAAGGCCTTCTATGACTGTTGGTATCACTGTAGGTACATCTAAAAAAACTGGTGCTACTTGCGTAAATATAACTAATGCCAGGATCACAAAAATAATTACTCTTCGATTAAGTGCAGCCATAGGGCTTTCTTTATCTGCTCTATCTCTAGCTTGATTAATAGAATCATTGCGTACTTGTAGATTCTGTATCATTAATTTTTGATTTTCTGCCGCTGCTTGACTTTTAAGGGCAAACAACTTGCCAATAAATCCTAATGCTATGGGTGCTATGTTTGCTAAAAATCCTATCACATTAACCTCATTGCTTCAATAATGCCAATATTAGTAATTACATACCATCCTAATGCACCATAAACACCATATTTAATTTGCAATAAAGAATTATTAATTTTTTGTATACATAAATTAGTATCGTCAATTTTGCTAAACAATTTATTTATTTGTCCAGCATGTTTGTCAATTTGTAATTGCATACGAGTTAATTTTTCATCCATTAATCACCTTTTCTTTTTAGGAAAACCTTTTTTCATATTAGAAAATGCTTTTTTAGAAATAGTAGATTTTTTTTTAGTTCTACTTGTTCCAGCTTTTTTTCTGGCATTAATGTTTGCGTATAAACCTTTAGCCATTATTTGCTCCTAGCTTTAACTTGTGCTTTTTTACTTAAATCTTTAAGATGAAATAATTTAACACTTGTTTTAGTATGTGCTTTGTTTGTATGCAAAGTACCATTAGGCATTTTGTGAGAACTACCTGTATGTTCAGTACCATCTTTTTTAAAATGTTTTACACCTTTCATATAATCACCATTTCACTTTATTAGACCAATAGGCTGCACTCATTTTGCCTTTAGCTATATTTGCTCCATGTCTAGCTTTAAATGACTTAGACCTTGGAGTTGTTGTTCTATCACCTGTAACGCCTTGTTGTCCAAATCTAATAGTTTTAATTTCACTACCAGATTTTGCAACTACAACATGACTTTTAGTTTTGTGGCTAGGTGTTCTCTTAGGTTTGTTATACCCAGAAACACCTATTTTTTTTAATCTTGCATCAGCCATTATTTCTTTTTTTTCTTTTTAGTTGGTGCTTTACTTCTTTTCTTTCCGTATGATCCTGTTCCGTACATATTAACTCCTATTTATTTAAACCAACTGCACTACCTGTTAAGATAGCTCCAAAAGCTAGGTGAAACAATCCACCTCCCATTAAAGTAAACGGACTATGTTGTCCTGTTAACTTTTTCATAAGCTCCATTTGAACCATCGGTTCACTTGTAGCATTTATAACTTCCATAAAAGCACTAATGTCTGGTCTATTAATTCCATACCAAACTGGTACAAACAAAAAATCATAAAAACATATTACTAAATACAATACTAAAGCTGTCCATCTCCATCTTTGTGTACTTCTTTCTACCTCTGTCATTTATATACAAGGTGGCGTACATCTTAAAGCATCAGAAGCTAACCATATAGTTACTAAAAAAGCAAATATAACAAGTCCTAAAAGAATAGCTGTGGCTTTAGTCATTTTAATTTGCCAATGGATTGTCTAAGGCTCTTTGCAATTTGCTTCCAAGCCTATCTTCTAACTCTTTAATCTTACGATCTGTATCAGAATAAAGAGCATCTCTTCTGGCATCAAATCTTTCACCAGCCTTGTCAATTGTTTCGTCTATTTTGTCTTGTGACTCATTGACTTTTCCTTCTAATCTATCCATCAATTTTTCTTGTCTTGCTAAGTCGTCTTTGAGATCATTCTTAATAGTCCTGGTGTAATCTTTTGCTAATTCTACCGACTCACTTACACTAACTAAAGTTTCTTGTAATACTGCAATTTCTTGATTAATACCTGTAATGTCTGGTGGCTGATATTTTGTAACTGTAGTTTTAAGAATTCTAAACTCATTATACAATTCAAATCCAGCCCAAGCACCACCACCTAGCATACTAATAAGAGGAATAATAAGCATTAATTTGCTTCCTCCAAACTTTACGCCATTGTACTCTAATTCTGCCATTGTAAGTCCACTAGTTTATTATGTAAGATTTCATTAGCCAATCCATTTCTAAGCCCTTTTTGACTATCTGGTATTTGTCTACCAGTGTATATATCTTTGCTTTCATAAAATATACTATCAGCAAGCTGAGAGTTGTAGTTGCTAAACTCAGAGTTAAAGTTTAGTAAAGCTAAAATCAGGCTTTGTAATTTTTGTTGTTCTTCAAGTGAAGAAGCCTCACCCATTTCTATTGCAAGATTTTGTAACTTGTTACTTATAATCTCACGCATTTTATCTTTTTTAGACTCTTTCTTTTTTTCTTCTACTTTCTCTTCTACAACCTCTGGTTCTGGAGCTACTTCTTCAAGCTCTTCCGTTTCCTCTGGAGATTCCTCAAGTTCCTCGTCTGTTGATTCCTCAAGTTCCTCATCCTCTCTAGGCTCATCTTCTATTTCCTCTTGTTCTTGCTCTTCTGGTTCTTGTTCTTCTGATACGGAATCTTCTTCTGGCTCTGGCTCATCTAGTTGCTCCTCTATAGGTTCTTCTAGTTCTTCTACTGGCTCTGGCTCTGGTAGTGGGTCAAAGTATTCCTCCATCTCTGCCTCTATCTCTGCCATTATTGTTTCTTGGCTGAATTCTTCCATCTCAAATTCTGGAAGTTGTAGTTCAAATTCTTCAAGCATTGGTATGTCTATTTCTATTGGAACTGTGTTAATTTCAATGTAAGTTGGAATGTCAATAGGTATAAATATCTCTATCTCTTCTTCCTCTTCTTCTATCCAAACATCTGGTTCATCTTCTTCTACATACTCGTCTATGTAAGCATCATCCCAACCATCACATCCGTAATCATATAAAGGGTCGAGCCCGCACTGCTGGTTGTAATAATTATTAGCATAAGTTTCTGGATAATACAAACAAGTAATGTGGCTGTCTGGTATTACACTGCATATGCTTTCTCCTTCTGCTATTGCTATTGGATCATCTTCTTGATTGTTCCAATATATTGCACCATCTGTTGGATGATTGTAAAACCATTGTTTATACTCACCTGCACTTAAATCACCTACTGTCGCTACTGTCACAGAGTGGTTATTAATTGCCATCTCCGTATAATTCATTGCTATGTTACCCAAAGGATATATAGTTAAATCAAAACTGTTTTCTCTATCGGGGTAGCGATACTCTGCTATGTTTTCCCACATATACTTTTGGTATGTTGAATCACCTTGTGTATAAAATCTACCTAATCCTGTGTCTATTAAATCTGTGTGCCAAGGCATTATTGTATAATTAAATCTTACACCAGTAGCACCGTTTGTAAAATCCTCACCATTACAACATAAACCATCGTGAATATAACCAGTGC